TTCCATTGAAGAGTTCCAGAGGTATTGTATTTAGCTACTTGTATGTTATCATTCTGCGTATCTCCGCATATATACACATTACCGGAAGAATCTGTTGCAACTGCTCGTCCATAGTCAGACGAACCCTCGTTTAAACTCCTCTGCCATTGAATGGCTCCAGATGTATTGTATTTGGCTATTTGAATATCTTGTGGGCCACCAACAATCCCGCAAAGGGACATATTCCCAGAAGAATCTGCTGCAACTCCATAGCCATAGCCGGTCGCTCCGCCCAATAATCCAACCAAGAATGGACCGCCCAGAGTTCCAAAACTTCTGTGGTTTTGATATATCGCTTGTAGCGCACCACTCATGTCAACCCACTTCCTGAAATCAACCAAGAAGTTGATGTAATTTTAAGTGCTGTTGCGGAACCATACTGGGCCAGCGTCCTAGTGCCGGTGGTTCCACCACTTGATAAATACATGGTGTCAGTCGTAATTGCAATGCTGACACTTGTGGCAGAAAGGTTTATAAAAGTAATTGCCGTTCCAATTGGATATGCCACAGAACTATTTGCAGGAATTGTCCAAGTAGCGGCGCTGCCCGAACCTCTGTAAATGTGTTTGCCAGAATCTGTAAGAACAAGGGTGTAACTACCAGTTTGTTCGTTTTGTGGAAGATTGCGAAAGCCAACAGAATTTGTGCCGTCAACCGTACAATTACTTAAAGTCCCAGATGTTGGAGTCCCAAGAACCGGAGTCGTGAGCGAAGGAGAAGTCGAAAGAACGGCACTCCCAGAGCCTGTGGAGCTAGTAACCCCAGTTCCTCCGTTAGCAACGGGCAGCGCAGTACCAGACAACGTAACTGCCAACGTGCCGCTAGAAGTAATCGGCGAGCCACCAATCGACAAAAATGTCGGAACGGACATTGCAACGCTAGTGACCGTGCCACTCGCACCAACCGCACTAACCGCAACCTTTTTGGTTACGCCGCCCTGGACAATAGGAACTACTTCAGTACCGCTAAGAGGTGTAGTCGCTGACGGTAGTGCGGAAATCGTGGTATTTGCCATGCCAAATTCTATTAAGAATAGTAACTAATGTTGAGTTTGGCACCAGCAGTTTGCTCAATAAACTGGATCTGCGATAGATCACCGTCATACTGCAACGTAACTCCAGCAGCCAAAGGCATTCCGACGCTTGCTGTTGGAGCAACACCATCATCACGCCAGCGCACGTTTTGCGTCTCAGGCGTAATGATTGCAATCCGAGGAGTACCCACCAAGCCGCTTAAATTGCGAGCCGGTACGGTTAGTTTGGTAGCAGAACTTAGACTTGTGATCTGCTGATAGCCCATTACCGAAGTAATTGCTTTGAGGTTAATAGCCATCAAAATCTCCGTCTTTCGGTAAATGACCGAAGTTTAATCAACAATTGTTCTGCGCCGGCAACCACGGAACCAAAAAAACTGCTGCCAAAAAATAAACCACCAAAAAAGCTCATTTCGGCCAAACAATGTTAAACGGATCTTCCTGGGCGGGAATATCGCGCAATGCTTGGCGGTAGGTTGCCCATTCAGCTTTGTCAACAGGTGAATCTAATACCTGCGTCCAATCAGTGTCTTTTAACATCTGGTTGCGCTGTGTGCGGATCACTTGCCACTGTGTAGCTTTGCGCTGCGCCAAGTCCTCTTCCGTCATCGGAGCAACGTCAACGGTGTATACCTGACCGTCAATCAAATGAGGTACTGCAGGAACTAGCTTCTGCGTTGCATGGTCGTAGGGCTTCCACACGCAGATAGGGTAGAACCCGCATTCACGGATGTACTCAAGCGTTGGCCCAGTCGAACCGAAGTTTTGGAACGGAAACCACTCTGAACTGTCTTTGACGACAAGATTGATATTTGCAAGTAACATTTTTGATCCTTATTGAACAGGGAATGCTGCGGTTGGCAAAGTGATAGCGCGAGCGGATTTGGTAATCCGTATATCTTGGAGGTATCCGTTCAATGCGCTACTTCCAATTCGGTCTGCACCAACGTATAGAATATTAGTTTGATTGAAATTGTCCGTAACAGCGCCGCCACTTGTGGCCTCAAGAGAACCGTTTAGGTATAACTTTAGGTTTCCTGTTGCACTACCTGAACGAACAACGGCGAAGTAATACCAAGCCCCCGTTGCTAGTGATGTAGTACCAGTTAGGCTTGATACTGTGTAATTAAATTGAAGTTTATTTAGAACGCTCACGCTCACTGACCAGCCAGTAGTACCAGTCCCTTTGCTGAGTACGCCGTAAACAACACCGTTTGCTGTTAAATATAGCCAACCTTCAATCGTAAAGTCACCAGTGCCAAGCTGAAGTTGCGGGTTGTCGATAGCCGTCAGCCAGTCGCCAGTGCCGTCATATTTCATGCTTGTTGTACCCCACTGCTTTTGCGTGGTACTAGCCTGAGCATCTCCGACCGTCGTTAACAAGTTTTGCGCGGCGGCGTCGTAAATTCCTGCGTTGGTCATGTTAAGCAGGAGACTGGTGTTTGCGTCGTTTGTAAACGGAGCGGTTGGAACAGAAGTTACCGTCCTGACTGTATTGCTTACACGGACGCTAGAAAGATAACCGTCAAGGTAATATCCTGGTACAACAGTAGCCCACAAACCACTGACACGAAGTTGCGCATTTTGTGAGTTTGTCGTATTGCTTGCGGAGTTTAGTAGCGTTCCATTAAGGTACAGAGCTATCGTTGCTCCGTTGTATGTCATCGCCAAATAGTTCCAAGTATTCAGCACAGGCGCGGCAGAAGAATACACAAAAACGCCGCCAACCTGACAAAACCATTTGGCTCCTGAATTGTTTTCAATTCCTATCGCCGTTCTTCCCGCAGAGCCGCTTGTGCCTTGAGAAACAAATGTTTGCGTTGCAGTTGAGCTTGTGACATAAACCCAAACTTCAATAGTGAAGTTTCCTGTTGGAATTACTTGACTGCTTGATGTCAACAAAGTATCAGATGTTGAAGAAACAAAGTACCCGCTCCCACCATACGCCGCAGGAGTATACGCAGCAGCCGGTGAGAACGGCTGGAATGTTTGGACGCGGGGGGTGCCGCTGGTGGTGATTGTTGCAGGAGTTACTTGAGCTGAATTG